CATATACAGACGTGTTGGTGTTGCAAGTGGAAGCACAAATCTGGCACATTCCTTTGCGATTCCGTTTTCTAACAGAGCATTATAGAGATTCATTGAATCCTCAAAGTGTCTTGCAATTAGTGCCTGATACTCCTCTTTTTTCTCCTGTGGAATATCATCATTACTATTCTGACGATTCTTCAAATCCTGACTGCGGAGATCTGGCACAGGAATCTCAGTATCTAAGAGTTTTGTATCAGCATATCTCTGTGAAAACTCCTGAAACGTGAAACTCCTATGTCTCAAAATTTGGGCCGCTAATCCCCTCGTCGTCTCGATCTCCAAAGTCATCGAGGATTGTTCAAATACACTCCAATGGTTATGTTTAATACAATACTTTAATAACCCCGAATAATTCTCATTTTGCTGATTTGATGGATTTGATACCCTAGCGATATATGCCATCATCTTCTCAGCATCGGGTGTGATACTTACAAATTTTACATTCATTTAGCAAATCCTTTATAATTTTTTGCATCTGTAGCAGCTAATTCCTCTTTAACTATCTTCAGTTGCTTTTTCATATACCTTAACTCATCATCAGAATAAAGGTGATCTTGCTTGAGTAATCTCTCAAGCATCTTTATTAATCTTTTTGCTCTACTAGTCTGCGTAGCCATCGTCATCATCGTAAAGTTCATCATAATCTACTGGTGTTTCAAATGCAGCAGAATTTTTATATGCATCTACATCAGAATAAACTTCCGCTTTTAATGCATCAAGCAACAACTCCATATTACGAACTATAAGTTTTAATTTGTCCTTTTCCATAAGAGTATTTCTTTCCTCTAATTATAACATAAAAAAAGGAGGGTAACAACCCTCCTCACATTTATGCACTGAACTTATACAGCAGTAAGTTTCTTGGAAACTTTGATTCCTCGATACATAAGATCGAAGTTTCTGTGTTGTGCTGCTTCAGCGAGTACTTTTTTATTGTACTCTTCAGAGTCGTATACGACTCCACGGTAAGTGACTTTTGCCATTGGCTTTACTCCAAAGTAGTAGGGTTTTTAATCCGTTCCTTTAGTCGGCTTTTGCGTCCCAATCACATTCTTCACTAGAATCCTTAATCATTTGCACAATCTCAGATCTATGCTCAAAAGTAGATTTTATCTTATCGATAAGACCATTTGCTTGATCACAAGTCAAAAGACCTGTAAAAGCAGTTGATGTAATAGCAGCGAATAAAATGTTCATGAGATGAACGATCCGTTCCGAGTCGGCTTACTTGCGTCCCCATTTCAGAGGATGAACGTTGTGTTAATACTAACACATTTCAACTATTTAGTCAAGTTAATATGTAAATTTGTTACATCGACCCTACAGAGCAAAAAAATACCCCGATTTTTTGTCGGGATATATGGGAAAAAAAGTTCGATTTTGGTTTACCCCTTTCTCTTTTTCTTTTTTGGTCCTGTGCTTTGATAGTTCCACAAGTTTGGTTTGATAGTACCAAACCCATAATCAATAGATTGTATACCACCTTGTTTAAACTTATCATAATACATATCAAATATTTTAATCTTAGATCCCCTAGTTAAATCTATATGTAATTTATCTTCAAACATATATTTAACAATAAAAGCATCAGTAGGAGCATTTTTAACACTTACATCACCCATAGATCCATCTTCAATCAGAATCTCACATCCATAATTTGATTTAGAAGATTCTTTTTCTTTTTTAGACCATATTGATGGTTTCTTTTCAACTAACTTTTCTCCTACTTTTTTATCATCCACAACTGGTTCTTTTACTTCACTCATGATCTACCACCCCAAGTAATATCTGGAAATGCCTGTGAAACTATCTCTTTAGAAATATCATACTTAGATTCTAAATCCTTATCTTTTACTAAGCAAAGAATTTCTGCCTCCAATGGATGCAATCCCTCTAAGATATTAATAAACATAGTCTCACGACGAAGACCACTTAATCCACTATTACCACCTTTTATGAAATTATAGAATTTAATATATTCTTTACGAATCGTAGTTCTTCCTTGATCCTGAGATCCTAAAGAAGTAGATCCCATTTCATTCATTTTACCAACAGCATCATTTATCTTATCAGATAAAGTTCCTGTAGTATTACCATCCTCTTTATTTGTACCATAAGGAACTTCACCTGGAGGAAGTAAAGATATTACAGACTCATCATAATTCCAAATACAAAGTGCTTTGATAGATGGATCAGAATATTTTTGAAGTACCTTAACTTTATTACCCTTACTTCTTTGTTTTGAAGCAGCATCAAAAACTTCATAAGCAAATGGATTTACTGGTAAATCTGGAATTGATTGTGAAATTACTTTTGGTTTCGCTGCTACTTTTGGTTTAGTAGTAACCGCAGTTTTTCTTACTGGTTTTTTAGTTGTTGACGCTTTCTTTCTAGTCGTCGCTGTCGTCTTCTTCGTTGTCATAATTGTTTTCAAATCTGAATGCTACAATTTCATCTGGAACTAAGTTTCCATTACCATCAAACATCTCTGGATGAACTTTAATATCATGATAGTTCATAAAATACTCTCTGGCAACCCAACCACCAATGGCTCCAACTATAAGGAACAATAATGTTAGAAAAGATCCGAATACTAAACTTATCGCTAACATGTTTCTTCCTCCTAATTTTAATGTGGTAATATGTAATGGTTTGGTTTTCTTTTTACCTCCTGTTAAGATGAATTCAAACCCACGATTCATATGATAATTTGATTTATTTATATCATCGCTAGGCAATTTTATTTTCTTTAAGGAATTTAACTGTGTCAACACATCCTCCTAATTTTTTACCATCAACAACCACTTGCGGAA